GCTTGACGCTGAAATCACCTATGCGGGCGATGGCGGCGAAGACGACATGGTGACGGCGCTGATTGCGCTACGGGCATCCGTGCAAGCCGATCTGAACGCGCGCGGTGCATCGCTGGCACCGCTCCGGGTGATTTCGCTACCGGCTCCGGTTCCGGCACTGGCGCTGGCGCAGCAGTTATACCAGGACGGCTCCCGGAGCGATGAACTGATCCGGGAGGCGGATACCTGGCATCCAGCCTTCGTTAGCGGGGCGGTGACGGTCCTGGCGGACTAGCGGGATGCGAAATTCTCGCGGGTGCCTTTCGGATCAGCCACGGCTGACCAATACAGGATGGCGCAAGACGCTGAACTCGGCATGGATCTGAATTTTTGTTCCATCGCGGTTGACACAACTAGCGTCGCGATGCCGCGGCTAATTGCATTCATCGCTTCGTCCCTGCCTGCATCCTTAGCTTCGTCCCGCGTCATCCGCACGGCCGCAGCTTCGCACTGCCCCGCCGCATTCTCCACGAACTGCGGCGACGCGTAGGCACCTAAAACGCACAATCCAACCAAAAGAAGTGATTTCACGGCCAGTCTCCATCGTATGTCGTTATATTTCCGCTTTTTAATCGAGAAAGTCAAGCGTAATGGTCGATGACATCACGCTCACGATCGGAAATCAGGCGTTCGGCGGTTGGACGGCGATGTCATGCACGCGCGGCATTGAGCAAATGCCGTCGCACTTCACACTGACACTCACTGATCGCTATCCCGGCCAGACTATCGCCCCTCCGCAGCAGGCAGGCGACCCCGTGACACTCAGCCTCGGCCCAGACGCGATCTGCGTGGGGTATATTGACCGGCTGATCCCACAGGTAACGGCTCGAAGCCACGAGATCCACATCATGGGGCGTGGGCAGGGTGCAGACCTCGTTGACTGCCCCGCGATTGCCGACAATTCGCAGTTTTTGAACAAAAGCATAGGCCAAATTGCGTCCGCAGTAGCGGCTCCGTTCAGCATCAACGTCATCCAGCGCGATCCCGGCAAGGCTTCGGCTCAAAACCCGATGACGGATACCGGATTACTGATCCCGCAGTTGACCGTTGGGCTTACGGACACCGCTTGGAGCATAATTGAGACGTGTTCCCGGTTCGCGGGGCTGTTGGCGTATGAATCTGCGGACGGCAATGTGATTTTATCCAACGTCGGGACAGCAAAGCACGCATCCGGCTTCAAGCTCGGCGTAAATGTCCAGTCGGCGTCAGTAATGTTTGCTACGGATGCGCGATATTCCGACTATATCGGCGTGGGGCTAAATGTTCTTCCGTCGGGCGCCACGCTTCCCGCCGCCCCCGGTAACGCGGGTGACGCCAACACGATCATAACCGAATACGACAACCCGATGCTGGCATTGACACGCAAAGACGGGTCACTCCGCCGCCGTCCATACGTCATCGTCTCTGAGAGCGGCATGGGCAATCCGGATATCCTGAAGATGCGTGTGAAGTGGGAAATGTCCAGGCGCTATGGGCGCGGCAATGTCGTCTCGATCGTCACGGACACATGGCGCGACTCTGCCGGTAGCCTCTGGACGCCGAACGTCCTGGTTGATGTCGATTTGCCGCAACTGCACTTGCCGTTGACAGAGATGCTTATTGCCGATGTGACATTTTCGGCGAATCTTGCATCTGGCCGCACGGCAACGCTCACGCTCATGCCGGCAGCGGCGTTCGCCGTAGCACCTCCTCCGGTCCTATTCGACGGGCAGACGCATCAGGCAGCACAAGGCGCACAGCAATGAACCCCTCCCGCCGCAGCCTGCTTGGCTTTCGTTTTGGCTCGATCAAGGCAACGCAGGAAACGCCAACCGTCCGCACTGCGCAAGTCCAGTTATCCAGCCTCGAACTGCACAACGGAGCGGTCATTACGCAACACTATGGCATTGCATCCCGTCCGCATCCCGGATGCACTGCGCTGGTGATCAACGTCGGCGGCGAACAGTCTCCGCAGGATGTCATCATCGCTACCAACGACGCGCAATACCACCTGACGTTGGCCGAGGGCGAAGTGGCATTGCACGATGACTTGGGGCAGAAGGTGCATTTGACGCGGGCTGGCATCGTTATTAGCGGCAACGTTGCCCACACTGGTAACTGGACATCAACCGGCTCGATTACGGCTGGATTTGGCGGCGCGGATCAGGTTGGGTTGCAGAGCCATACGTCAACTACAAGCACAGTAAGGCCAACAGCCGGCACGTGAACTACCTCCGCCTAAAGGCGGAGGCTTCTAGCTTCAACGGGAACTGCCTTGGACCGAAGATTTCGCTTCGGTTTAGGACTAACATTCCCTCGACTAGCAGCAGCGGGCGCTCCGCCCGCCAATATCCGCAGCCCTTCGGCGCGGATGTTTGTCGCCGCGTTGATGTCTCTGTCGTGGTGGGTGCCGCAATGGGCGCACGTCCACGCTCGGACATCGAGCGGCATCTTGTCGCAGATCGAACCACATTCGGAGCACGTCTTGGAACTCGGATACCAACGGTCGCACTTGATGAACGCCTTACCGGAGCGTGCGGCCTTGTATGCGATGAAGCCCGTCAACATGCTCCACCCCGCGTCTCCAGTGGCTTTTGCGAGGCAGTGGTTCGACATTATCCCTTTCACATTCAGGCCTTCGACTGCGATGACTTGGTTTTCGCTTACGAGCCGATGACTGAGCTTGTGAAGGTGGTCACGTCTGGCGGACGCGACACGTTCATGCGCGCGGGCTACCAGTTGCCGGGCTTTGTTCCGGCTGTTCGATCCTTTCTTCTTGCGCGAGAGTTTGCGCTGTTTCCGCTTCAGGTTCTTCTCCGCCTTACGCAGATGGCGGGGGTTCTCAAACTTCGATCCGTCACTGGTGACGGCGAGATGGGTCAAGCCAACGTCGATACCGATCGCCTTACCATCGGTGGACACCGCAGGCAGCGGTTCGCCGTCATCGGTCAATATGGCCGCGTGAAACTGACCGCAGGCGTTGCGGCTGACCGTGACAGTCTTGACCTTGCCAACGATCTCACGATGCACGACGCACTCAACCCAACCGACTTTCGGCAGGTAGATGCGGTCGCCTTCGATCTTCACGCGCTGCGGATATTGGATCGACTGGCGACCGTGCTTCGACTTGAAGCGAGGGTATCTGCCACGCTTGGCAAAGAAATTCTCGAACGCCCGCGACAGGTTTTGCAAGGACGCCTGCAACGCCTGGCTGTCTGCGTCACCAAGCCATTCGAACTCCTGTTTCAGCTTTGGAAGCCGGATCGCCATCGCGTGGTAGTTCAATCCCTTGCCCGTCGCGAGGTAGAGTTTACCGGTTTCGGCAAGGGCATTGTTCCATGCCCACCGCGCGCACCCGAACTGAACAGCGAGGGCTTGCGCCTGCTGATCTGTCGGGTAGATGCGAATGCGGGTGGCGTTGAACATGTCTTAGACATAGCACGCCTTCGTCTAAGAAAGCAAGCGCCTTATATCCCCGCCCTGAAGGACGGGGTTTTACGGCCTAAGAAAATAACGGTTGCAAAGTGACACCGAGTGATGTATAAGCATTCAGGGTAAGATGCTTCTGCCGTAACGTCGTTAATCGCATCCGGAAGCGTCATGTCAGACATCTATCTTCAGTGGAACCCCACAACCCAAACCTGTGACTGGTCTCCGAACGGCACTGAGTTAGAAACGTCCGTTCTTCTGTCTCTATTCACTGACGCTGCCGCCGCCCCTGATTTCGTTCCCGCCGATAACGATCAGCGCGGATGGTGGGCAACTGCCTACAGCGGGCAGGAAATCGGGTCGCGTCTCTGGCAACTTGATCGCGCCGTGAAGTCCGACGCGAGCCTGAAACTGGGTATCGGCGAAGCGCAGCGGTGCTTGCAATGGATGATCGATGCAGGCGTGGCGTCGGCGATCTCAGTTGATGGCGCATGGCAGGGATCAATGCTCGCGCTCTCGGTTCAAATTACTGCTCCAAGCGGAGAGACGAATACTTACCGCTACGGTCCACTTTGGACAATCGAGATGGCTGGAATTTCCGCGCCCCAAGCGGGATACGCAGGGCCGGCCGCAGTTTGGGATTCTGCTAACTGGGATGACGGAAGCGGATGGACGCCATGAGGGTTATTCTCGCAGTTGCCGCATCAGTTGCCTTCGTCTCTGCCGCGCAAGCACAGACGGCAACGACGTTTACAGCAGGCGCACGTATCGCATCCAGCGCCGTTAATTCTGCATTTGCGAGCAAGGCCGATGCCACCCACGGGGTGCTGACCACGCCGGACATCAACGGCGGCACGCTCGATGGTGCGTGCGTCGGATGCTCGACCCCGGCAGGGGGGAATTTCACAAACTTGCAGGTAAAAACTACCGCAGGTGCCATCGCGTCGCTCTACAATACAGGGAGCGCGGCGGATGGAAAAATATTCGATATTTACACTAGCACAGCTAGTATGAACTTCCGTTTCCTTAACGACGCATACACTGCTTCCAACACATGGCTGTCAGCCGCAAGATCCGGCTACGCGATAACCAGCGTCACGATCACTGCGCCAGCAATCGCGCTCAACGGAACGACCACTATCACAGGGACACTGAACGTCTCCGGGGTGCTAAACCTACAGGCTTACACCGTCGCTACGCTGCCCACCTGCGACAGTGCCGCTAATACCACTTACGCAGCCGTTACCGACGCAACCGCGCCGACTTACAACGCGACCGTAACGGGTGGAGGCGCGGTTTCGATCCCCGTCTACTGCAACGGCACACACTGGACGGCGCACTGATATGCCGTTCGCGCGTCCCACGTTAACCGATCTGCGCAATCAGGCGTGGGCGGATATGCAGGCCACCGGCAGCACTCTGCCCGTGGCAATCCTGTGGTGCCTGTCATGGGCGCAGGCCGGGCTTTCTAGCCTGCATTATGCGTTCCTGGATAAAATTGCTGCGCAGTGCGCGCCTTGGACCGCGACCGGCGTATTTCTTGAGGCGTGGGCCGCTCTGAAGGGCGTGACGCGCGAGGCTGCATCGTTCGCGACGGGCACGTGGTCCGGAACCGGCACGCGCGGCAGCACGATCGCAATGGGCGCCAGCATCGCACGCGGCGATGGCTTTGCATACGTCACCACGGCATCGGCGACCGTTGCAAGCGACACGACCGTATCTGTCCCGTTCGTGGCGGTGACCGCCGGGGCCGTTGGCAACGCTCCGACCGGGACAACGCTCACGCTCGCGGGCGCGTCGGGCGTTAATGCTGCGGGCGTCTCTGGCATCGTTACTGGCGGGGCCGATACTGAGTTAGACGCGGCAATGCGGACGCGGATGTTGCTGGCTTATGCAGCCCCACCACAGGGCGGCGCTGCATCCGACTATGAGGAATGGGCGCTTGCCGTGCCAGGCGTCACGCGGGCGTGGGTGGCGCCACTTCTGGCGGGGAATGGCTCGGTCACGGTGTTCACGATGCTCGACGTGACCGAGGCTGCGCATTCGGGATTTCCGCAGGGGACAAACGGCGTCGCTACCTCGGAAACCCGAGCAACCACAGCGGCCGGCGACCAGTTGGCCGTCGCTAATGCAATCTATCCGCTGCGGCCTGTTACTGCGCTGGTCTACAGCAACGCGCCCACACCATACGCCGTCAACGTAACTATCGCGAACCTTTATCCGTCAACCACGGCAATGCAAGCCGCTGTAACGACCGCATTGCAGGCGGCATTCCTCCGCGCCGGGTCCGTGGGCGGAACAACGTGGCCTGTGAACAGCGAGGGCGCTGCGAATGGCACGATGTATCCTTCTGACCTCACCGACGCACTAGCAGCCGTCACGGGTTTGATCCGCTATGTGCTTACGTCGCCGTCATCTGTCATTACGGCGCCGGTCGGCGGATTGCCAGTGCTAGGCACTGTGACGTTCGTATGATCCCTCAGTTTGCCGCATCAGACTATCTGCAAGCGTTCCTCGGGTGCTTACCTCGGGGGAGAGCGTGGCCCAAGTGGCTAACGAGCGAACTGGCGACGGTGTGCGGCGGGTTGATGCCGTCGTATGTGCGCAACAACGCAAGCGCAGCCGCGCTCGTCGTTGATGCGTTCCCATCGACTACAGTCGAACTCCTCCCCGAATGGGAACAGTCACTCGGCCTCCCGGATCTATGCGAGGCGCAGCCGCAAACCCTCCAGCAACGCCAGGCCGCCGTTCTAGCCCGGTTCATCGGGGCCGGAGGGCAGACTATATCTTACTACACTTCGGTCGCTGCGGCGCTGGGATATGCCGTAACGATAACGGAGTTCCCAACGTTCCGATCTGGGCTGAGCACGTCAGGCAGCCCGTGCGGCGATGCCTACGCCAACGCCTGGCAAGTAAGCGCGCCAACCTTCACGGTTAGTTACTTCCGCTCCGGCGCCTCGGGCTCGGGCGAACCGCTCCAGACCTACGGCAACACCGCGCTGCAATGCACGCTCCGCCGCCTCGCGCCTGCGCACACAACCCTGATTTTCTCCTACTCGTAGGTGTCGAATGTATCGGATTGACAACTCTACCGCGGCAGCCACAATCCCGACACCTGGTGCCGTTGGGCCGAATCCGAATGGTTTTTTCACAGATGGTGTTCCAGGGTCGGTTGCGGCGACGGTGGTTCCGGCGGATTGGCTGAATGCCACTCAGGAGGAGATCGCGAATGCGGTAACGGCATTCGGCGGCACTCTCAGCAAAAC